TTTCTAGTAGTTACTTCTGCTGTATCTATATTTTTAGATATTAAAAATTGTCTATCAGACATTTGTTTAAATTGATTTATCATACCAGCATCTCTAGCAACTGAACCTGCAAATAAAGAAGCAAGTTCATATTCCAAAGCTAATCTAAAATGAGCTGGAAAATAATCTTCTTCTACTCTGTAAATATAATCTAATACTAAATTATGATTTGCACCATAAGTATTTACATAAATCATATTCTTATATCTTGTATAAGGAATAATATAATCGTTAACTGTTAATGTATTAATTTGTAGTACTCCAGGATCAGCAGGTAATTGATAAGCATATTCATATCTTCCTACTGGAGCTGTAGATAATAAAGATAATTCTTTTTGATTAGTTGCAAACTTCCATCTATGTCTAGTCAAACTAGCTTGTACAATGTCTTCATAAACATTAGATGCAACTAAAGCTTCTGTAGATCCATCCTCAAAAGAAGATATAGGTTGTGCTCCTATCATTACTAAAGCTCTTGCACATATATCTACTTTTGATGTCGCCATATTTTATAAAATTAAATTAATTGAGGGCGAAATTAATCGCCCCCAAAATATCTTTAAACGATTATGATCCGTTTACGACAGTTACTGTAGCAGCACCTGTTGCAGAAGACACTACAAGAATGTCAACTGTTTGAGTACCACCATTTGAACCAACGCAAAGAATAATATCGTTTTCTTTTAAGTTCTCAGTTGCTGAGTTGAAGTAACCAGAAGCAGCTATTGCAGAAATAGCATCTCCATCTGTATAAAAGAATACAGAGTTACCACCTGCTTCAGCAATCTTTTTGATTGGGTTTGAAGTTTCGTAAGCCATATATTCTCCTTATTCAGCACATTTCTGAACTCTAATACCATTGTCATCAATCAATGTACCACCTATGCTTAGCATAGAAGTAATTAAATGAGAAACTTTTTCTGGTATGTAGTTCACTTCGGTTTTAACATCAGAACCAATTCCTAGTCCTAAAGATGATTTGTGGAAAGCCACAGTATGTCTATCAGTAGAACCAGAAGTTTCTAGTCCACTGTGTACAAACCATAAGAATCCTAACCATCTCTTAGCAGTCATGCCACCAGCATATGGAAGCTCACCTTCGCCTACATATTCTGTTCTAGAGAATTGATCTAAAGATAATAGGTCAGACCATTGTTTTGGACCAATTACCCAGTATCTTTGATTGTCATCTGGTACGTCATTAGTATTGAAAAGTTCCATCATAGCTTGAGCTTTTCCTAAGTTCATTCCAGTACCTGTTCCAGATGAGTTATTAGCAAGAGTTGTTGCACCATCCATGATACCTGTAAGTACGCTATCAGTTTTTCTACCTAAAGCATACGCAGCAGATTGTGCTACTACTTGTCTTTCGTCAATGTTTACCTTTAACTCGTCTAGCTTGTCAACGTAATCAGCTGCATAGTAATCAGTTAAAGTTGCTGACACATTGCTGTGTGATAAATCCATTGCAACTACTTCAGCATGTCTTGCTTTAGTGTTTGCAGAACCTTTTGCAACTTTCTGAAACTTAACAGTGTTACCATTAACGCCATTCACAGTTCTTACTAAGTTCTTTAACTTAGAACCCATTCTTTGATAAGCCATGTGAACTTCTGCTTCAAACTGAGTAATAAAGGCATTTGTTATTGATGTTGCCATTTTATTGTCCTTTGTTTGTTGTTAAGTTACGTTTGTTATCCGATTATCTTACAAATGCAGTGGTTTGTTATCCAATTAAGGGCAAACATTAAACATTTTTAAGGTCTTGATATAGAAATAGATTTGTTTAATTGTTTAAACAACGCACAATTACATCCATATTTTAGGAATAGTAATTACTTCTCCAAACTCTATATTACCTTTTTTGTCATAAGAATATGTACCAAATAATGTAATATATTTTTTGGTTTCTTTGTATATCCACATTTGACTAGATACAGCTTTAGCTGGTTCATGATCATCCATATCAGATTTATTAATCCAACCTGTTTCACTAACTGCATCTAGCCAATGTAAATCTTTTTTAAGTTTTTTATACTTAAATTTATTTTTTAGTGTTGTACGCTTGTTCATACAATTCTGTTACACGTTTAATATAAGCATCATCCCTTTTATTAGAATCATAATATCTAGGATCATTCATCATAGATTTAAGATCTGCAAAATCTGGAGTAACAGATACTTGTGTAGGTGTAGTAGGCATAGGACTATCTTTAGTCATTTTCATTATTTCTTCTATTGCTTTTACACCTTCAGCTGTTGATGCAATACTTGAAAAAGTATTATAAGCTTCTGGTGATAAGTTTTTCTTAGACCAAAGCTCTGCAGCTTCAACTCTTTCTTTAGAGTTATCACCTAACTTTTGCATCTCAGCATTAACATCTGGTAAAGTTGCCATTGCATTATCAATAAATACTTTAACACCTTCATCAAATTGATCTTGAGATAAACCATTTTGTTTAGCTGTTTCTTTCCACCATTGTACTATTTCCATATCATCTGATACAGATACATCTACATTTTCTGGAAGTTCTGGAACATTAACTTTATATTCTTCTGGTACTTTACCAAGTCTTTCTTGTTCTAAATCTTGTCTAACTTGTTTAGAAAGATCTTCTGTTCTTGAGCCTAATTTTTTCTCAAGAGCATTATAACTAGAAGCTAAGTTTTCTAAATTAACTTCTTTTCTATCAGCATCCCAAAATTTATCTTGTACATATTCTGGTTTATCACTAACAGTTTGCTCTTGCGTTTCTGTGGTGATTGGTGCTGTTGCATTATCATCTACCATCTTGTTCTCCTTTTTTTATTCTTGTTTGTATTACAGCTGTTAGGAATCTCATTCCTTCTAAATGAAATAATCCATTGCTATCTATATTAGGACCAGCAACTGCTTCAGTTGTAATTGATTTAATATACTCAAGAATTTTTTTTCCGTCATCATTCTTAAATACACCTGCAAATAATTTATTAAGATTACGTTCTTCGTCTTCTGTTCTTACGTAACCATCAATAGATTTTGCAGGAATTGGTCTTTTTTCTTTAAGTCCATCCCAACTCATTATTGTGGTATTTCTCCTTCTTTCGGTGCAGTTTGTAACTGACTAATCTGTTGGACTATTTGCTTTTGTTCTTCTTCATCACGAATAAGTTTTTCAGGCAAATTCATTTTTTGTGCTAGATACTTAGCAGTTTCATTTTGATTAACAATAACATTAATCATTTGTGGACCAAAAGTACCTGCAATAATTTCATTAAATCTGTTTATATCAGAAACATCTTGCATGTGTTGTGCTTTAGCTAATGGAGATCTAGCAGCAATCTTTACTTCTCTACCATTAACTTTAGGTAATTCTATTCTACCTTGTTTAGATAATAATCTAATTATTCTTTTTAATAACGGATGTATAAATTCAGATTGTAGTCTTCCAAAAGAAGAACCTATTTGTCTTGATAGATCTGCCATTCTTTCAGAAACTTCTGTTGCTGTCATTGGAGTTCCTTCTGGTCTTCCAAGAGCTTCCATGTATAAAGCTTTTTTAATATTTTGCCTCATGTCTTGTAATACTAACTGAGCTACATCAAAGTTAGATGCAGATTGTATAGCACTTAATCCTCTTGATCCTGGAGCTACTGGTATTAAAGATCCAGGTACTAATGCAATATTGTCTGGATTAATTACACCATCATCTTCATAAGTATAAACTCCAGATACTGACATCTGTGCATTTTGTAATATTAGCTCAACAGTTAAGTTGCAAGTTTTAATTGCTCCCATTGCGTTAAATACTGGACCTCTACCATATACCTCACCAGATGCTTTATTCCATCTAAATACTAAATATGGATTAGATCCTTCTCCAGAATATTCTTCTTCAAATATAACTGCTTTAGGATTATCTAATACAACACAATATTTATATTTTTCTTCATTGTCTTGATGTATTTTATATACAGCTTCTACAATTGTTAATTCCTTTTTTTGTTGTAACAAATCAAAATTTTCAGGCATTACAGCTTTAGGATATAAAACTTTAATGTGTTCTGGTTTTACTTTTCTAGTTCTATATACTGTATCAATCTTTCCATCTGGGCCATTTAACAAACATACTTTAGGTAATGGTACAGCTGTAAATTTAACTGGGTTAATAGCATCACCTTCTTCAACTAACATACATCCAGTACCAACAGCAAGATCCATAAATGCTTCATGTACTTCTTGGTTAAAGTTTGAGTTTTGTAATACTTCAAAAACGTATTCTGTAATTTTATCTAACTGTAAATTAACTTGTGATTTTTGTTCTTCTGGTATTTCAACACCTGCTTGAAAGTCTGCCCATCTTGCAAATGTAGGTACAATACCAGATTGCAATCTTGATGCAAATTCTTGTACACCTACTACAGCAGTTTCATCAAAAATTTTATCAGTTCTTTTTTGTCCTGGCGACTCATCATAAAAAGATTCTCTATTAGGTAAACAATATTCATAAGCTTCTTCAAATTTTTCTCTCCAATGATCTTTAACAGATACAGCTTCTTTGTATTTTTCTAAAATAGCTGCTGCTTTATTTGATGTATTTATTACTGGTGTATCGTCTATTTTATAATCCATTAATCTTCCTCGCTTAATAAGAATCTTCTATATGCAGAAATTCTTCTATTGTTAACACTTCTTCCTATCATTCCAGATCTATTACCACTTTTTTTAAATAGACTTTGTTTTACTTCTGTTTTTTTTGGTTCCATAGATTTGTTTTCTGCTTCTACTTCTTTAAGAACTTTTTGCTGAATACTTTGATTATTACCTCTATTATTTTTATAACCTGGATTTGGATTTCCATATGCATCTGTTTTACCAGATAATCTATTATTCATATAAGATTTATAACTTTCCAAAGTATCTACATATCCAGCTCTATTTTTACTTTTTAAAACTTTTTCTCTATAAAATTTTCTATTTCTTTCAAACATTTTTTGTCTAGTTTTTGTACCTAAAAAAATGTTTGCTACTAAACTTACTGGTCCTGTAACTGGTATACTTTTTACTTTATAATTATCTAATTGAGATTTACCTACTGCTGCATTTACTTTTGCTTTACTTGCTCTAATTTGATTACCACTAGCTACTGTTGTGTTTGATGATCCACTACTTGTATGTGGATTTGGTCTGCTAGTTGTTTTACTTGCAGATATGCCTTTGCTTTTAGAAGTTGTTTGACTTCTATTTCTATCAGCTCCTCTTTCTCTGTTACTAGATCCATATCCGTAAGGCATATTATTTTTTACTCCATTTGTTTTTAAGTTCTACAATAAAAACTTTTATTTTAAAAATTATTTTATTTATATATTTCATCTTCTAAATCTTTTAGTTTTCGCTGCGATACTTTTAGGTTGCTTAACGAATTGTTTTCCTTTTTTATTTCCACGTGCTTTAGCTGCGTTAGTTGCTGATTTTTCTTTAGCCGTAAGAGCCTTCCAAGCTTTCTTAGGTAAATATCTTCGTTTGCCTTCTGATTTTTTACCACTGCTTGTTTGCCATTTTTGTTTACCCCATTTTGTAAGCTTGTTGGATGAAGACTTAGATCCTCTATAACCTCCACCTGCTTTTTTATAAATCTTTGTAGCAAGTTGCATAGCCCTAGCACTGTGTTTTCCTCCCATTCTTGCTTTAGCTTGAGCTTTAGCTCTTGCCCATAAAGCAGGTTTAGTTTTCTTTGCAACAGCCATTAAGCTTTTTTCTTATGCCTATTTGCAAAGTTTCTTGCAGCAGCTACACTACCAAAGCCCCAAGCTTTTAATGCTAAAGCTTTTCTAGTTGGTCTGCCTTTCTTATCCTTCATTGGCCCTTTCATTCCTGCAAATCTTGCAGCAAAAGAAACCCTTCTAGGATTAGTACCTTTTTTAACTGGTGCTTTTAAGTTAGATCCTTCTTTACGTTTAAAGAAAGCTCTACCTCTAGCATTCAGTCCACCTTTTGGATTTTGATAAACTTTTGCTACCATTATCCAAAGAAACCTCTACCACCTGCTTGACCAAATAAAGATCTAGAACCAATAACTCCTTTAGCAACTTTTCTTTTATAAGTTTCTTGTTGCTTTTTTAATTCAGCAGCTCTTGCTTCTTCTTCTTTTCTTTTAGCTTCTAGCTCAGCTTCTAATGCTGAATTGTCTGGTGGATCTTGTTGTTTACCAAATACTGAACCCATTATAACTCCTCGTCATCCATATCGTCAAAATCATAAGAAGTTAACGAACCCATATTAGCTTCCATTTCTCTTAAAAGATCTTCTTCTTGATCATGAAGATCTCTCATTTCATCAATGATTTCTTGTACAGACTTTTGTTTTTTTTTAATTTTTGACATTTGGATCCTTAATTTTTTGATTAAATGACTTATATCCTGCTTTTATCAACGCACAATAAAGCTGATAGGGAGTTAAGATATACCATTTATAGAATCCTATTAGACGCATTATAAATGAAACACAGGTCATATCTTTAATTCTAAAGATCTGCCACTGTTCTTTTTCTGGGCATCTTAATACTTCATAGTCTTTCAAATAGAATAACATATTTTCAAGTTCTTTTGCAGTTAGTAAACTATGCTTTATTCCTGCATGAGTATATTCTAAATGAATCCATACATTTTTTTCTGGATCAAAATTTAAAGCACCACAATGTTTAAAACCTTTTTTTAAAAACTGTAACCATTCTGGATAAGGATATTCATCTGCTTCGTAAAAATATACTAGCCATTCCTTTTGAATATGTCCCATACTTTCCTTTTAGTTACACCTGGCTTTTGAAA